GAGTTCGCCGCCGAGTTCGCCGCCGAGTTCGCCGCCGAGGTCGCCACCGAGTTCGCCGCCGAGTTCGCCGCCGCCCATGCCACCGCCGGCAGCCGCGGCCTCTGCGACTTGTTGCAATGCAGCATCATGTTTACGATCATAATACATTTCTCGTTGGTTGCGAAGAAACTCCTCGTTTGACATACCAAAAATATGTTCTGTGACCCAGCGCCGCGAGAAATAACCTTCGGTGGCGGCGCCGGCAATATCGAACTTCTGCTTCCAAGTTTCAATTTCTTGAAGCTCTGCGATCTTCGAAGGATTGTTGAGCGTTAAAGTAAAGCTTAATAAGTCGTCGCCTCTGAAACCTAAAGTATAGAGATGGATGATTCCGATCTTTGTAAGTTCTGCGATGATAACTCTCTGGAGTCTCTGAATAGTTCGAGCAAATCGAATGTCTTTCTGCGCGAGAGTGGTCTTATCTTCTTCGGCGCCCTCACCCATCGTAAGATACGATTGGGGGATTTTCAACGCAGAGAAAAGCTTGTCACGCAAATACTTAATATCATCAATTGCTGTCATGTTGTCAGCGCCTTTGAGTGACGTGATATCTGTAGCAGAGCCCGGGCGTACCGGAATGAAATAGTCTTCTTCAATACTCATTGGATTATAACGAAGATCGATTTTTCCAGTGGTGGGATCAACTACAGAATGGCGCTTAAGGTTTGTTACAACCTTTTGCATATATTGTTCAACATCTTCTGGGGGGATGCCCCCAACATCAATCTTAAACATGCGCCGTTCAGATGAACGAATAACGCGATAAGCCATCATAGCATCTTCCATCAAAGTTAGTTGGCGCCAGATGCGACGGGCGGGCTCAAGAATAGAAGTTCCATATGGAGCATACTTATCATTTCCAAGTACTCGGAAGTGGGCAATCTGCCAATTCTCAAAAGTCATTCCTGCCGAGTTCCATTGATATTGAATATAGTTAGGGTTTGTGGCATCCTGGCCCTCTAGCCTCTCGATGTCTACTGTTGGTAAAGCTAATACAGATTGAACTCCATATTTATCGTCAATGTCAAGATATAGAAAGAAGTCGCCATATTTGCACATTGTGCGGGCCCAGCCAAAAAGGTTATATCTAAGGTTAAGAATGCTGTCAAACAAAACTCCTAGGACAGCTTCAATTTCTTCATTAGGGCATTTAATATTAAGCATAGGCCGCAACTCTGAATACGTTGTCATTTCATCTGCATAGATATCCATTGTAGATGCGATCTCGGGCATATACTCCATTTGATCAAAATCTATATATCGTTCAGAGCGCCGTTGGTTTGCGATAGCATTAGAGGCGACTACATCAAGCGGGCTATAAAGCGTCTTCTTAAATTGTTGTCCTGACGCAGATTTAAATCTTGAACTAAACTTGTCAAGATGTTGCCTTCGAATCCGGCGGCCGGACTGGGATCGATAATTAATAATTGGCCCTGAAAAAAGCCTTGTTAGCGCCTTAAATAATCCTGATTGGCTGTTTGCTGGGTTTCTGTCTGGTGATGCCATTTATAATCTCACTTAATAATCCATTTGTATTGTTCATAAAGCTTTGCTGCTTCTGATGTTTTGTCAAAGATGTTATCTTTTTTATATCCTTCTTGTCCACTAACGCGTGTATTCATCGTAGTTTTAGTTGTGATGATTGCATCAACGAATGCTTTCTTATAATTTAAATCTCGTGCATTAGACTGAAGTGCGGTATCGTGGACCCAACAAGCAATAGCTAATGCCATAATTAAATCATCATTATACCCTTTCATTGCTTGGGGTTTTCCGTTTTTCCAAATAAAAGTTTTCATTTCATTAAATAAGCGTGTAGAATACACTTTAATTAGTTTATTTCTTATAAACTCTTCTAATTTCGCAACTATTAAAGGCCTCGTCTTCATTGTAGTTGAAAAACCCGGAATAGCGGATGAGCGGAATTCCGCTTGATGCTGTTCAATATATTCATGTGTTGACTTAATAGAATAATATAAATTAGGATAACCGTATTCTATCAGTTTGTCAAGTACTGTATAGCCAATATTATTATTTTCTACAACCATCATCGCATTTCCGAACTCTCGGCCAACTTGATTAAGCATGTTTGCAAATAAGTCTGGCGTTAGTTTTCCTTGATATTCTCCAATGATTTCAAGAGTTTCTAGCTTTAAAACATGAAAAGTAGAAAAATCGGCTCCGTCGCCGCGAGACACATCTACTACCATTAAATAATTACAGGTAGGATCAAACTCTTCCCAAATCCAAAAATTACGATCAAAGCCTGTACGGTACTTGGGTTCTTTGGTCATGGAGACTAACCATTCCATACAGTCAGGATCGATTACTGTTTCGCCTGAAGTGTTGAAATTGCACTTAAGTTCTTGCGCGATCTGTCGTCTGGACATATTTCTAGTTTCTTTTCTATACCATATCTCGTCTCTTTCTGGGTGTACATCCCATGGAAGTGTTGTAAGATTAAAGTTGTTGGTGCCGGCTTCTGCCTCGGTACATGTTTTATGAAACCAGTTTCCCACTCCGTTAGGAGTAGACAGGGCAATGCAGCGCCCCCCTGTTGATAATGTAGGATATAATCCTGTCCACAATTCTTCTAAGTTTTCAATGTGCGCTGCTTCGTCTAAAACCAATAATGACAAAGCTTCTGATCGTCCAGCATCTCCAGACGTAGAAGCTGCTTTAATAGAAGAACCATTTGATAGTTCAAAAGAAGTGCGATTGTCTACACTAATAGTGGCAATCTTTAGCCAATCTGGAAGCTGTCGCATGATGCCTTTGACTTTCTTTACAAGATTTCCCGCTGTCGCAAATTTTGTTGCCATAACAAGAATGGCTTTATCGCGGTGAAATAACATCATCCATACAATATAACCAGCAGTAATAGTTGAAATTCCAAGCTGACGTGCTTTTAAGATAACATTAAAGCGATAATCATTAAAGTCTCTAAGAAGCTCATCTTGAAAGTCATAGGTATTGAATAATATAAGCCCATATAGTGGGTGCGAAATTCTAGCATATGTTTTAAGAAAATAAGATGGATCTTTTCCGCATTTTAATATCTCTTTGACTTGCTGATTTTTGTCTAGTTGAAAACTCATTCATCTTCTTTCGTGACTACTTGAGGGGGCGGCGGCGAGAGCGGTGCTTGAGTCGGTGGAGCGCGAAACCGGCCAAATGATTTTTGCATTGCTCCAATAGTAAGGGGATTTTCCCCTGTTGTTGCCGCAATTAGGTAGTCAATGCTAGTATCTACGCTCTCTATTGCTTTTAAAATGTCTGCGCCTCTATTAAGCTTTTGTGATATGTCGCTTAATAAATTTAATATTTCCTTACTTGATTCGATTTCTTCCTTAATGATTTGTTTAAGTTCTGATTTGGTAATTTTCATAATTCTTCTCAGTACTCATCGTCGACAACTTCGATCTCTTCGGTGTTATTTGCACCAGCAAGTTCAAAAATTCTATCGCGCGCTTCCATGGCCATCTCATTAAGTTCACTATCGACAGCAGCTATCTCGTCTCTCTTGCCCCCAGCTTTAACGTACATATCCTCAAAAACAATAGAAATAGCATCCGAAATTACTTCTTCCATAGTTGTTGGGTATTTTTCTAAATCAGAGCCGTGAGCCAGTACTTCTTCGTCGGGGACTCCTGTTCGCCACTCACCTTCATCTATGGTAGATATACGGGTAACTTCTTCTGTAACAAGTTCTTTAAGCCTATCAATAGAGATCTTCATTTTTCAACTTCAGAACCTTTCTTGCGGGTATCATTCTTAGGACGCTTGCCTTTCCAGCCGCCCAAATCAAGGAAGGTTTGCCAACTACCTTCAACGGTAGATTCTGATGAGGCTTCAACTTGCATTGCTTCATCAAGACCTCCAACCTTATAGCGGCATTCGGCCGTTACCCAAGAACGAATACGAGAGGTGCTTTCGACTCTCATATCGACCTCACCTTCTTTAGTAAGCTGCACGGAGTTACCGGTAATCTTGCGATATTCTTTTTTAAGAAAAGAAGCAATCTCAGATATACGCTGTTCTATATCGCTCTCAAAACCATTAGTATATACTTCTTTTAATTGAACTTCAGAATGATAAGAAAGAGACATCAGATTACCACGAAACCTTACATTAAAGCCATCTAATACTCTCTTGTCAAGAATTGGATCCCCCTCTTCTCTTTGAAGGCCCACCAGTACAGGTTCTCCCTCTTCCGTTAGTGCGCCATCATATGCATTAGCGGCTGCTTGTGATAGTCCTTGTATGATTTCGTATACTGTTGCCATTATGCTGTCTCTCCTTTGCTAAGTTTATCTTGCAGAATTTTCATTACTCTTTGTATTAACATCTTATGTGTGACAAGATCTACCCCTGGCTCATTAGCAAGCTTGAGTAAAAAGTTATCAACCTGATCAACAATACCTTGTTCTTGGCTACTCAATTCAGCGGAGGCGGCTTTTCTAGTTTCCATTCCGGAACGAGCGAATTGGCCCTTGCCCATGCTTTTGCTTTTAAGTTTGGTAGGATCAGTTTCGGGTGCGGGGGCTGCTTCTTCTGCTTCTTTTAGAGTTTTGAGAATCATATTCTTTAAATCTCCTTTAGTTATTTTCATTTTTTGGTCTCCAGCCCTTTTCCCATCTTTCTTCTCTGTCTTCCACATATTGAATGTAGCACTTATAGCAGCAATCATATTTGAGAAGACAAACATCATCTGTCGATTTTCTAGCCAAAGAAGAACACACAGAACAATGCTGTAAAGAATCTCTATTAAATAGTTTCTTTGAAACCTTTATACCATTTATGTCAATCTTCTCTTGCCACTTATCGTTTTCATTAGTTTTTTTATATAACTCTTGCATTTGCTCAAGATATTCTCTTTCTTTAATCTCGTCCCAGTTTGCGCGAGGATTTTGAATAGCCTCATCGCCATATTTTTGAGCAATGGCTTTTTCAATTGCAACAATTTTATCTAAATCTTTATCACTCATTGAACAATCTATAGGCCCCATATGTTGCTGCAACCCCTACCGCTATGCCGCCGGCGCCCCAAAGCCAATTGTTGCTCGGAGATTGTTTTAAGAGCGCCCTTTGCAAGTGATCGATCTCTTCATCCTTCTGAAAGATCAGAAGACTTGTTTCTTCGTGGAGTGCATTATATTGAATCTCCCAATTTCGGAGTTCTAGTTCATAGCTCGCCGCTTCGACTGAAAGCTCGTATTCAATTCGTGCTTGGCATGCGAGGTTAGCAGTAGACTGGCGCGCTAAGATTTCCGACAATGCCGGCACATCAAAGAGCACGCCTTCAAATGGCGCACACTGTTGGTGTCCCAGGAATGTGAACTGGCCTGTGTCTGCTGCTTGAGCAGGGCCGCCCAACATTAATAATAGACTAAGGAACATAATCAAATCCGTACATCAACATTATTGTCTCAGATAATTCTTCTGGGTCTTCAGAGAATTGTCTTCCGAATTCTTCTCTCCGACTCTCGATCACTTCTAGCAACTCTTCTTGGCTCTCTTGGTAATCTCGCTCTACTTGTTCTATGGTGTCTCTATAAACTTGAAGAGATTCTTCCATATCGGCCATTTGCTTTTGGTGGATCTCTTTCAAACCAGCAATTTGTGCTTGAAGCGATTGCTCTGATGCTTCATAGGCAGCTTGCATCTGTTTATAGTCATAACGCATTTTGCCCATTATAGCAAGACCAAGCAGGGCGATCAAAACACCCTTCCAATTCTTCAGTAAAAACTGAAGCACCGCCTGCTGTAAGGTCATTTAAGCCCCTTAAGTCTCTCAACGATATCGACAGCACCTTGGGTGCCTACAAAAACGGTACTAATGATAACCCAGTCCCCACTGGTAAGATAACCTGCAAATGCTAACGCAGATGCAGTCATCCATACCAATAACTTACGAGATGTAAGCTTCAGTAACCAAACATCAACAAATCCTTTGTGTTCTGCCATTATATTTCCTATAGCAACCAGTGAGCAAACAGCACACCGTCAAGCCAAACTAGGCCCACAAGGACCCACCAACTAAGACGACTGGCGCCATCTCGAACTTCATGCCACATAGCCCAGCCTCCATCGAGTGCTAGCCTCCATAAATGTCCTACGCCTGTGGTGGCGCAGTCCCATACTTTTCTTAATAAGCTCATTTTTTATTTCCTTTTTTTTTCTTTTTCTTGCCTTGTTTGGATACAATTGTATCGGCAATTCCATATGCATCATCTTTATCAGTTCCAGATGCCATTAGTTCGTCTGCTTTCTTCTCTTTTGCTTTGTAAAAAGACTTTTTATATTTCTTCTCCTCAGCCAAATATGCTTCTAATTCTTCTTTGATATACTTCCGAAGGATAGCACCTTCGGCTACTCCAGACAACGGTTCTGTTGCTGCATGATGGATGGGTTCATATGCGGGAGGCTTGCTGCGGGCTGCATCCACTTCTCTAGCGGCTCGCAAAATAGCTCTCTTGGTTCGATCTAATTCCTCTTGGGGTCCCTTCTCTCTAATAAAGTTTTTATATTTTTCTGGATACTTTCCTTGGTACCAGTCCATCGCCACAGCCATCGCTTGGGTGCTAGGGTGTATAGGATAGGGATCTGGTTCTTCTTTGGGAGGCAGGGACGGACGCAAGGGCTCCATAGCGGGCAGATCTCCTGTGCGCTCTTCCGGATCTTCAGGGTCATCATAGATAGTTTCCCAGCCGGCCCTCAGAGCCTCCTCAATCTCTTCATAGATGATCTCCATCAACTTTGCTTTGGCAATTAATAGGGACATTCAGGCTTAAACCTTACAGGGGGATGTGTGTCTAGCGGAATGCCGATACATTCCATATCGTTTAATCTTTCATGGACTCTGTGGTGCGAACAGTATGCGACTGCCAAAGCAAGTAATGCTAGCCCTACAGCCAGCACATCCAATCGACATAATTTTAATAGCTTTTGTTTCATTGTAATCCTGCCCAGATTAATATTATAACTAGTGTGACAATCGTTCCAAAGGCTAGCGATGCGCCGATAATATCGGTCCACTTAATGTCGCGCCATTCGAGCCAGTGATTTAGTTTATTCCAAAGTTTCATTTAGACTCCTCCCATAAGATCTTGTGCAACCTGATCAGGAGACATTCCACTCAGCCACATATCATAAAGATTAATATCAGAGGACATCTCATCTGCTGCTACATATTCCCCTGAAAGACTCTCGATGTGGCCGTCGACTTCCAAGACCCATT